ATGAACTTTTTACCCGAGCTCATTCAGAAACTTGGCACGGTACTTGTTGAAGTCCTCGTGCTGATCGCTGAAGAAGTCGAAAAGAAAAACTAACGAAAACAAATCGAAAAGGAGATTTTACTATGTCTGCAAATGTTGAAACCATGTTCTCTGTCCGTGAAACCCCTTGGCATGGCCTTGGCCGTATCGTGATGGATGCCCCTGCAAGCCGTGAAGCCTTGGAACTGGCCGGTCTGGATTGGCAGGTGGAGAGCCGTAATATCTATTCCGGCACGGGTGCTATGATTCCCGGCTATCGGGCTAACGTCCGCAGCACCGATGATGCTGTTCTGGGTGTGGTATCCGACCGCTACCGCATTGTGCAGAACGAAGAAGCATTTCAGTTCATCGATGACCTGCTGGGTGAGGGCGTTACCTATGAGACTGCCGGTTCTTTGCAGGGCGGCAAGAAGGTCTGGATGCTGGCGAAGCTGCCGGAGAAGTACATCATCGCTGGAGATGAAGTAACCCCATATCTTGTGTTCTTTAACAGTCACGATGGCAGTTCTGGTGTAAAAGTTGCCATGACCCCAGTTCGTGTGGTATGTCAGAACACCCTGAATCTGGCTCTGGGTACGGCGAAGCGTATTTGGACTGCCCGCCATACCGAAAATGTTCTGCTTCGGGTTCAGGATGCCCGTGAAACCTTACAGCTTGCCAACAGTTACATGGGTGAGCTTGGCAAGGGCATCCATGAGCTGACCACCATCAAGCTGTCTGACCGCAAGGTACAGGAATTTATCAACGAGTTTTTCCCTGTCACCGAAGATTTAACCGATGGCCAGCGGAAGAATAACCTGCGCTTGCAGGAAGATCTGAAGGCTCGCTATTATAATGCACCCGATCTGGAGTGGGTCGGCAAGAATGGCTGGCGGTTCGTGAACGCTGTTTCGGATTT